CAACATATTTTTCAGGTTTCAAATTAATAGGAGCATAGAATGGCATTAACAACAGTACGAAGCACAGGAATTTCAAGTTTACCTGCAATAAGTGGAGCTAACTTAATTACCCTTAACGCAAGTAATATATCTAGTGGAACATTAAACTCTGCAAGATTTAGTGGTGGTAAAATAGGTCAAGTTATTTCTCAAACACTTGCTCCTTGTCAAACTTCAACATCTGGTACAAGTTATGTTGCAACATCTTTTAGTATTGACATAACACCAACAGCTACTTCTTCAAAAATTTATGTTACTTTTAATTGCGGAGGAGTCTATCATAGCCAAAGTAGTGGTGGTTTAATAAGAGTACGATATAATAGCGACACTACAATTTTTAGTACTGGCGATTATACTGCCTATAAAGGTGGTACCGATATACAAATAGGAAGTAGTTGTGCTGTTTTACACTCTCCAAGCACTACTTCGCAGAAAAATTATAAAATAGAAATTGCAAATAGAGCCGCTAATGGAGATTTTTATATTGGACATCCAAATAATAGTTCAACTTACGGAACATTTACTTGCATGGAGGTATTAGCATAATGGTTGATGGAAATACAAACATAGAAAAATTTTACAAAGCAATACAAATAATTAAATCTGGTACAACTTGTGCAGTTCAGGGAGATGTTACTAACGAAGAAGAATTTAACAAAGTTTTATGGGAAGTAGGAGATAGTTACACAACTACAAATCCTCATTCAGAAATTACTTATGCAAAAGTAAAAACAGAAATGGATAAACTATAATGCCTTGTGAATGTGGCAAATCAGAGTGTGATTGTGGTAAATGAAAATATCAGACAACACGGCAATCTCTATGCCTATGCGAAATTTAATCGCTTTAATAATGGGAATTGGAATTGGAATATTTGCATATAGTGATTTAACTCAAAGAATAACAGAATTAGAAACTGCAAGACAGCTTATGGAAGCTGATCTCTTAAAAAAAGCAGAGCAAACTCCAGTCGATCAAGAGCAATATATGTTGTTAGAATTTTTATCTGGTCAGTTTGAAACAATGGAAAAAGAAATACAATTCATTGAAAGTAATAATATCAACATAGACTTTTTAAAAGACCAAGTTGAAAAAATGCAAACAGATGTTGAAACATTAAAGGATAAGGTAAGAAATAATGGGAGTCATTGAAACAGTATTTAGTTTATGTATGTTTGTAAACGGAAGTTTAGACGGACACATGATTACAGATGGTTTATCTCATTGTTTAAAAGCCAAAAGAGAAGCTGAAAGAAATTTAGCAGAAGGTAGAACTAATGTTATTCGTTATGAGTGTGGTCAAGTCAAAGCAGAATTAAGACCAGACGCAGAAGGTAACTTAAAAATTTATAAAATTATAGAGGACAAATATTAATGTTTGGATATTGCTTTTTTTTAACAATGGAGATGTATGGAAATAATTATTACAATGTACGCAATTAGTATCATAGGTGGAACAATAATCCTAGCCATACAAAATTAAATGTTAAAATATATTGCGTCAGTTCCTATACTATTAACACTTATAGCTTCTTTATATGGTGGTTTTACATACATCAATAAATTAACAAATCAAATTGATGATAGTACAAAAGAAATAATGATGCTTCGTAAAGATATAGAAAATATCCATCAAATTTATAGTGATAAAACAAATAGAAATTCTCAAAATTACACAATAGCAAGGGAAGAACTTGTTAAAGAATTAGCTGAGTTTAGTTCTTGGCTGGGTAGAGTAGAGGGAGTTGTAAATGCTTTGCGTGATGCTTCTTATAGCATGGCTTCTGATGCAGAAGTTAGAGCATTAGAAGAAGCAGTTAGAACTAACACTACAAGTTTAAGAGATATTGGTTACGAAATGAAAGAGTTGGAGAGAAAATTATCTGGTGGTTATTAATGAGAGTTTTATTTTTTCTTCTTACTTTAACTTTAATAATGTGTTGGGGATTATCTCAAAAAGCATTAGCAATTAATGAATATCTAAACGACTATCCTACTCATTGTTCAAAAGGAAGTTGGGAACTTTATACTGAAGTAGATAGATACGACTACGACCAACGAATGAATAGTAGTTCAGATTATTTTGCTGATAGTGGTAAGGTTGGTATTCGTTTTAGAAAAGAATTTGGCTCAACTTGTACTGATCCATATAAAAGAATGATGATTGAAAATATGGAACTAAAGCAAGAATTAGAATTATTAAAATTATGTGGCAGATACAAGGAACTAGATTTAGGCGAGTCTTTTAAAACTGTTCGTAAAAAATGCAAAGATGTGAATAAAGGAAATGATTAAATCTATATGTGCAACTTTATTGTTGTGCAGTTTATCTAGTTATAACTTTGATTTTAAATACTCCAACAAAGATGAATTTATTAGAGGTATAACCGAATGCACTGTTCATTTTAA